GAGTGAATCTAAAAAAGGTAAAACCCATACAGAAGAAACTAAAAAAAAATGGAGTGAAGCAAGAAAAGGAGAAAAACATCCTGGTTATGGAAAGAAAAGAGATATTGAAATTGTAAATAAAATAGCAGAAAAGAAAAGTAAAGAATTTTCAATTATAAATCCTCAAGGTGAAATTATTCGTGGAAAAAATATTACTAAATTTTGTAAAGAAAACAATTTAGATATTGGAACTACTTGGAATCTTCTTAATTATAAAAGAAATACGAAATCGCATAAAGGTTATCGTGCTGTTCCTCAACAAAGTTGACTTGAAGTGGTTTTTGTAGTATAATCATACAAAATAGATAGAAAAATGGCAGATTCTGAATTAAATTTTTTACGCGACATAGTTTCCGAGATTGGAGGAGAATACACACAACTTGCATCAGAGATTGATGAAACTGAAACATATGTGGATACTGGTAGCTACATTTTTAACGCTCTTGTATCTGGTAGCATCTTTGGTGGGGTTTCTGGCAACAAGATTACTGCAATTGCAGGTGAAAGTAGCACTGGAAAAACTTTTTTTAGTTTGGCAGTGGTCAAGAATTTTCTTGATAATAATCCTACTGGATATTGTCTGTATTTTGATACTGAAGCTGCGATCACAAGATCCCTATTGGAGGGTAGAGGAGTTGACACAACTCGTGTGGTTGTTGTCAATGTTGTCACCGTAGAAGAGTTTCGTGGTAAGGCACTGAAGGCAGTTGATCTGTATATGAAGAAACCTGAAGGAGAACGTAATCCTTGTATGTTTGTTCTTGACTCTTTAGGAATGCTTTCAACCAGTAAAGAAATTACTGATGCCCTGAATGACAAAGAGGTAAGGGATATGACCAAATCTCAACTCATCAAAGGTGCATTTCGTATGCTTACCTTGAAACTTGGACAAGCAAATATTCCAATGATTGTGACTAATCACACATATGATGTAATTGGTGCTTATGTTCCTACTAAAGAAATGGGGGGTGGTAGTGGTCTTAAGTATGCGGCTTCTACAATCATTCATCTTTCGAAGAAAAAGGAGAAGGATGGAACAGAAGTTATTGGAAATATTATCAAGGCAAAGACGGCTAAATCACGTTTAAGTAAAGAAAATCAAGATATTGAAATACGTTTGTTCTATGATGAACGTGGATTGGACAGATATTATGGACTTCTAGAACTTGGAGAACTTGGTGGACTTTGGAAAAACTCTGCTGGACGTTATGAAATGGATGGTAAGAAACTCTATGCGAAAGAAATACTAAAAAATCCAGAGAAATATTTCACACCTGAAATAATGCAGGCACTTGACGAAACCGCAAGAAAAGAATTTAGTTATGGAGTATGAAGAATATTCGTATCATAAAAACCGGAATTGATGTATCCAAAATACTAGAACAACTCAAACAATATCCAGAGGATTGGGGGTCTCAAAAAAAAATTGAAGGAACTGAACAGTTAGACTCGAAAAGATACATTACAACTGTTGATGTTCTTCAATTAGTAATGGGAGGAGTAGAAAAAAAAGGACAATATGTTGGTAATTCTGAAATTTGTATCAAAACACCAGCATATGAAAATCACACAGAAGTTCTTGATTTTGTAAAAAAACATTTCAAGAAAATACGTCGTTGTGCTTTTCTTTCTTTGCCCGTTGGTGAAATGGTAGGTTCTCATATTGATGAGGGTACTTATTATCTTACAAAAGATAGATATCACCTTTCCATTCAGGGAGAATATGAGTATACTGTGGGAGATGAAGATGTAATTATTGAACCAGGAACTTTCTTTTGGTTTAATAATAAACTTCCACATAAATCAATAAACATTGGTAATAATGTTAGAATTACTTTTGTATTTGATGTACCGCATCATAAGAAAAACCTATAGATAAAATAATGGAAAAAGTTGAAACTACTATTCTTCGTAATCTCCTCTTCAATAATGAATATTGTAGAAAAGTATTACCATTTATCAAATCTGAATATTTTGAAAATCTTCACGAGAAAGTAGTTTTTGAAGAGATTTGTAAGTTTATTGTTGCTTATGAAGAACTTGCAACAAAGGAAGTTCTTCTGATTGAAACTGAAAAAAGAACTGATATTACAGAAGATACCTATAAAACTATTTGTGATTATGTTTCAAAACTTGATGATGGACACGCAGATTTAGAATGGGTATCAGACACTACAGAAAAGTGGTGTCGGGATAGAGCAATTTATCTTGCTTTGATGGAAAGTATTAAAATTGCCGATGGGCAAGATGAAAAGAAAAATAGAGATGCAATTCCTAGTATTCTTCAAGAAGCACTAGCAGTTGGATTTGATAATAACATCGGACACGACTATCTAAATGATTTTGAAAAACGATTTGAGTTTTATCATAAAAAACAAGAAAGAATATCATTTGATTTAGATTATTTCAATAAGATTACCAAAGGTGGTATGCCCAATAAGACGCTCAATATTGCTCTTGCTGGTACTGGTGTCGGAAAAAGTCTCTTTATGTGTCACGTTGCTGCTTCTGTTCTTTTGCAAGGAAAGAATGTTCTTTATATTACTCTTGAAATGTCAGAAGAAAAGATTGCCGAACGTATTGATGCAAATCTTTTGAATATTAATATCAAAGATATTGAAACACTTCCAAAGGTAATGTTTGAAAGTAAGGTAAATAGTATCGCAAAGAAAACACAAGGAACTTTGATTATCAAAGAGTATCCAACTGCTTCGGCACACTCGGGACATTTTCGAGCACTGCTGAATGAACTACAACTCAAGAAATCATTTCGTCCTGATATTATCTTTGTAGATTATTTGAATATATGTGCTTCTTCAAGATATAAAGGCAATCTTTCAGTTAATTCTTATTCTTACATTAAATCAATTGCCGAAGAATTAAGAGGACTTGCAGTAGAAACGAATGTTCCAATCGTCTCTGCTACTCAAACTACACGTAGTGGTTCAACAAATTCAGACCCAGATTTGACTGATACATCTGAAAGTTTTGGTTTGCCCGCAACTGCTGATTTGATGTTTGCTTTGATTTCTACAGAAGAACTGGAACAACTTGGACAGATTATGGTAAAACAGTTAAAGAACCGATATAATGATCCAACAATGAATAAGAGATTTGTAGTTGGAATTGATAGAGCAAAAATGCGTCTTTACGATGTAGAACAAAATGCTCAAAAAGATATACTTGACTCTGGAAAAGAAGAAGAGTATACTTATGATGAAAACCAAAACCAAAGTAAATTTTCAGGATTTAAATTCTAATGTCTAATAATATCGAACCAAGTAAGTATATTGAGTTTGTAAAGCAGACTACTAGTGAATCAAGTAGTAAGTATTCCAGTCTTACTGCTCGTTTGGATGAATTAGGAACATTAGGTGCTGATGTTCCTCGTCTTTTGACTGCTGCATTTGGTATAAGTGCCGAAGCAGGGGAATTTACTGAAATTGTAAAGAAAATGTTTCTTCAAGGTAAACCTTACAATGAAGACAATATCATTCATATGAAGAAGGAAGCAGGAGATATTTTATGGTATATGTCGCAGGTATGTATTGCTTTAGATACTACATTTGAAGAACTGATGGAAATCAACTATCAAAAGTTATCGGCAAGATATCCAGAAGGAACATTTGATGTTTATAGAAGTGAAAATCGTAAGGAAGGAGATTTGTGAATACAGCAACCTGGCCTTATAATCATAGACATTCTTCGGAACTATGGGATATTGCTGCTGTAATTCTTACAGAACTTTCCAGAAGGGATGAAGTTAAGTATAGAGTTAAAGCAACATCAGAGTCCGTTCAAGAAAAGATAAGAAATCTATAATAGTTATAATCCCATGCTTTGTATAAGGTGTGGGATTTTTTTATAAATACCTAAAAATACTACATAAATGAAGACTTTTGCTCAATTCATCAAAGAAGCTATACAAACCCTTGCCTCCACCGAAGCAAAGAATAAGGGTCTTGTAGCGGATGGGCACGGAGATTATTATAACAAACAAGGAAAACTGGTAGCAAAAACAGTTAATGGAAAGTTAAAATATTTTGGTCAAGGTGGTGCTGACACACAACAAACAGCAACGACT